AATATTTTGGAGTTGAATGATGGAAGCAGAAATTGCCGCAATCCGTGAAAAGATTGCCAAGTTAGAGCAGTATCGTGATTTGGTATGGTTTATTGCCAATGACTCGTATGAATTGAGTTATGAAAAGGCACAACAGCAGCGTGATGATTGGCGCAAACGCTGTCAGCGGTTGTTGAAAGAAGTAGAGACTTACTAATGGGTGTAGATACCTTTACAGTTAGAACCTATCATTTGTCGCTTACTTGTGATGCGTGTGGTCACACAGAAGAACACTCGCATGAGGAAAGCGAGAGGGATAACCTTGCTGATAATGTTGAACAGCGTAGTGAAAAGCGCAAAGAAAAATTGCGTGGTTGGCATTATTCTTATCACAAGATAGAACCAGTATGGGATGCATACTCAAGATTTGAAAGTCCAGATATAAAAGAAATGACACGCACACTGCTGTGTCCAAAATGCAGTGAGGAGAATGTATAATGTTTGTTGCTGAAAAATCCGATACTATAAGTGTTGGTCCAGATAATCCACAGTTCAGGTTTATTGATGGCACACGTCTTGTGCCTCGTGCAGAAGTTAGAATTTTTACTGATGCGTTAGTTGAAAAAGAACGGCGATTGCTTGCAAGATGGGTAAAATTAGGTTTTATTCAAGCCTATGCTAATATGACCAGTGAAGAATATGTATTAGCGGCAATGAGGAATGGGCAATGAATATAGCATTAGAAGAAATCTTAACTGATTGGAGTTATATTCCACTGGCAGAATATGCTCGTGCCATCAATCTTGCACAGGTTGGTGTTGATGCTAAACTTGTCACAAGTAAGAGTGAGTTTAATCGCCTGGTAGATAGTGGTGGTATACGGCTAAACGGCACCAAGGTAAATGACCCCAATGCTTTCATCTTCTTTCCACCAAATAAAAACTTGACAGACATTGGCAGCAGTGTTATTATGAGTATAGATCGTGATAGAGCGGATAAGGTTGGGTTATGACAAAGATTGTGTATAATACTTGTTATGGTGGATTTGGATTGTCCAAAGAGGCAATTGCTCGTTATTGGGAAATTCGTGGCGAAACTAAACCAGATGATTGGTATGTTTATGAAGTAAATCGTGCCGACCCTATTCTTGTGCAGGTTGTGGAAGAGTTAGGTGAGGCTGCTGCTGACGGCTGTGCTAGACTTGCCATCCGTGAATTGGCACCTGGTACGCAGTATCGCATTGATGAATATGATGGTATGGAAAGCGTAATGACCATTGATGATTATGAGTGGAGCGTGGCGTAATGTTGCGTTGGTTATGGGATTTGCTATTCACACGCAGCCAATGGACTATTATAAAAGAGGTCAGGCTGTATGATCCTGACAATTTCAATACAACAACTGGCACACGCTATGTGCTGCAAAATCAGTTTGGAAATATCAAAAAGAAGGATGTGGTGTCATGAAGAAGTATTTTAATGTGTGGAACTTGTTTATGTTGTGTTGTGCCTCAATCTTTGGGCTAACAATTTATCAGGCATCACTGCCGTATGAACCACGTGATGACAGCGATGGTCCGCATGAGAACAGCCACATGGAAGTTTATACTGACCACTTAACAGGCTGTCAGTATCTGTATCGCTATTCACTTACGCCTCGTATGGGCGCAGATGGCAAACAAGTTTGTAAGAAGGATTGAGAACATGGACGAAGAACTTAAAGCAAAAATTGCAAAGGCATCAAAATTGCCACCAAAAAGATACCCAACGTCAGAAGAAATTGCAGCAGATCGTGAAGCGATTGCTAAACATGTTAAAGAAACGCAAGTAAAACTTAATGCTATTGTCACAAGAAAGCGTGTATGGCAAGTGCGGTTCTTGAACGCTGTTGCTAATAAGTTGTATGCATGGGGCGATAGCGTAAAGACGCTCGCCAATAGAATTGACATGCCTACCTTGCCAATACCAAAGAAAACAGAAGAAATACCAGCGATGACCGAACTTGAAAACATTATTAAAGCAGCAGGCGTACCTGTTGACAAAACTTTTGTTCCCCAACCATATATTGCATTTACAACCGAAGAAAAAAAGAAATGAAAAAGATTTTACTAGCAGCATCTCTGCTGCTTTCTACACCTGTATTGGCTGACCAACCTGCTACGCTTACCTGCTATTTCCAAAGTGGCGAACACTTCACCGTCGTAGGTCAAGGCGGAACTACTATGATCCAGTGGGATAATAAAAAGTTTTATAGCGCAATTTCAAACTTTGAAGCACCTTGGCTAACGGTGGTTGAAGTTGCAGAAAATGGCAGTCGCTTTAAGATGGCAATGAATGTCAAAACAAAAGAAGCATTTGGCGAAACACTATTTGCAGATGGACACAAGAGCGGTGGTCCGCTGTGGTGTGCCTTTCAGTAATTAACAAAGGAGAAGAAAGAAAATGACTAAGATTAAGGATAAGTTAGTAAAAGTTAACGATAACTTTACGATTAATATGTATGACAACGGTTTCATGATTGAAGTCGGTGGTCGTGATAGTGAAGATGATTGGAAGACTGCTAAGATCATCGTAGGTTCAGTTGATGAACTTGTTGCTCTTGTAAAAGAAGTAGCAGAACTTCCTCGTAATGACTAAAAAGAAAAACACGACGGGCGTTCATATTTTTGTTGCTGAGTTAACCAAGATTAAAGATTGGCTAGACAGCGACTTAATGATGAGCGCCAAGAGTGTAAAGATTATCGTCACAAATGGCAATGGCATTGGTCAAGCGGTTGATGCTATTGCCATTGATGAGCGTGGCGAACAAATTGCCAAACTTGATGTAACTGATTACGAGGCTTGGTGATGTTAGCAGACGGTTATTTTTGGGACATCAATCCTTTTGGGCTTATATTAGATGAAGACCTTCCCATCGCACAAATGGGTTGGAAAGATGGCGATAAGTTTATATTACATATAAGACCCAATGGTCATCGTGCACTGGTTAGGCTTGATCCACTGCGTGAAGTAGTGGAAGATTATCAACGCAAATTGGATAGTGAAAATGAGTGAAAAGAAAAAGTTTCCTACACTAAAATTCAGTTGGACACAGCCACTTACTCACAATGATGGGTATGCTTGGATGGATGAACTTGATGAAAGTGATATGATGATGATTTATCTTGACATGCTTGAGGTTGACGTTGAGAATGGCAAGGTAGATGATGCTGTTGCTATGCTAGATAAAATTGGCATCAAATGTTGAGTGATAAATAAAAATGTAGGGTCACTCTGAATGGCACCTATAACTAGCTTAAAATATAAACAGTAGTAAAAACTAACTTTGAAAACTAACTTTAGAAAATAACTAGATTAAAAATATAACATGTAAAATAACTAGCATGATAGTAGAGTAAAAGAAAACTAGAGATTATTGGATTAACTAGCAGATAGAAAACACCGTAGATTAAACTCTGCGGTGTTTTTTTATCTAAATACCTTATCTAAAAAGGAAATCTCTCAATGAAGAAACTTCTAGTAATTCTACTTGCACTACTAATCCCATCATTTGCCTACGCATGGAACCAACGTCCAAATCAGCCAGATAGCGTCTGTGCTGCGTTCTTGCCATATGGTAAGATTACTGATACAGCCAAGCATGACACTACGCCACTATGCCGTCAAGGTTATTTCATCATGCATGATAATGTTGCCAAAGAACCGCTATGGGCAGCATGGGATATCACACCAGAACACGTAAATGGTTGTGTTGCTCGCACCAATGCTTTTGTTGCTGATGTGGCACTGCCTGCTGACAAACGTGCTGCACCTAGCGACTATGCTGCTAGTGGGTATGACCAAGGTCATATTGCCAACGATGCTCACCAGAGTTGGGATGTACAGGTTGAGTTTGAATCATTCTTAATGTCTAATATGTCACCACAGTTGCCAGGTCTTAATCGTGGTATCTGGAAGTTGCTTGAAGGTTCAACAGGTGCTTGGACTTTCTCACGCAACCATACGCTAATCATCTATGCTGGCGATATCTATACTGCTGGCAAGAGCAAGACAATCGGTGTTGACAAGGTTATTGTCCCTGACTTCCTATTCAAGATTGTCATTGACAAGCAAACAGGTGAAACATTTGCGTTTCTATTCCCACAAGCAGAAGGTCAAGGCAATGATCTAACAAAGGTTCAGGTAACTGTTGCTGATGTTGAAAAGGCAAGTGGTCTTGTATTCCCAATTCCACCAAATGCAAAGAAGACTGATAAGTTGCCACTATGGACAACAGACTTCAAGGCAGTTGCTGCTGCAAAGAAAACTAAGTGCAAGGGCGATCCAGGCAACGACTAAATATTAGTTCATGCGAATGGACACTGATTAGGGGAAGTTTCGGCTTCCCCTTTTTTATTATAAATATTTCTATGGCTGACCGCATTTTATACTTTGCCTATGGGCATAATACAAACATTCCCGAATTAAAAAAACGTGTGCCAGATGCTAAGCGCATTGGTCGTGCTATTGCGCCAAACTATCAACTTGTAATGCGTCACTATACCGATATCATGGCAAAAGATGGCGGCAAAACCTATGGCGTACTATGGGCAATGAGCACAGAAGGTGTGCGAGAATTAAATTACTTTGAAGGCGATAACCGTGATTATTCACACGCCTATATTGAAGTGCTGTATAAAGGCAAACTATACAAAGCCTTGACCTTTGTTATGATTCCAAGCAAAGACAAAGGTAGGGAACCATCTGAAAAATACATTAAACGTGTGTATGATGGTTATAAAATGAATCAGATACCGATTGACCAATTAAGCAGTGCAGTACGCAGCCGCACATCACGTGTTAACCGTGATAAAAAAGACATTTATTAATTGACATTGATATAATTAATCCGTATATTAATAGTATGAAACTAACGAATGCAAACGGCGTAAGCGGAGTACTATTACCTATTGGTGAAACATGGGTATTCCGTGTCTATCATGAGAATGGTGAATTTACCGATTATGATATTTTCCATAGCGATTTAAGTATAACCATTAACGATGGCGATGCTTACTTCTATGAACGAGAAAATGGCAGTGTGTATCTTGACCACTCTCCCCAAACTTTAGGAATTCGTAATGGCCTCTTGGATTTATGAAAGTCCAGACGGTGGTAAAACCGTCACTCGCCGCCCATTTGGAAACTCGGACGAAAACTTCAAAGAGATTCGTGTGCGTATCAACACACTTCCAAATAATGACCGTGAAGAAATCTGGACTACCAAAAATGCCGCACACGATATTGTAGAAAATGCATTTTATGAAGCACTAATTCGTGAAGAAAATCCCACTGTCATGGAAGCATGGGAACAATATCAAGTACTACTAAATTTAGCAAAGCAACATAACAAGGTATAATTATAATCATGCAGGAAATTTATGAAAACATCGCAGAAAATATTGGCAGTAATCCACAACTACTTGGTCTCATGGATTGGTGTCGGAGAGTCGATAGTATTACTATTGTTGGTTTTGGGAATGGGCTTTCTACTCTCATCGCATTAAGTACCAAGCCAAAGAGTATTACTGTTTATGATCATGTGCTACACGAGGGCATTAATGATTACCAAACACTGGCCAATGAATATGGCGTTCAGTTTGTGTTTCACAATCAAATGATTCTTGATTTAGAAAAAATTGAAGATTGTGATATGCTAATTGTTGATAGTTTTGCCGAAGGTAATTATGTCAACACCATTTGCAGTAAGTTTGCACAGTTTGTAAATCGTTATATTGTAGTTAATAACACCTTCAAGCATGCACACCAACCTGACCCAACAATTAGATTAGGCAATAATGCTCAGCCACTTGGCATTATCTTTGGGCTTAATAGTTTCTTACAAAACAATGACCCGTGGCATATTGCTGAAAATATGTATTATGCACCTGGCTTGACGCTGCTTTATCGCAGAAAGGATTTGCTTGATAATGGCCAAAACTAATTTAGTAGAACAACTGCGAGAACTGGACGCAGTTTTAACATCACGTGATCCAACCGTGCTAGATGCTTTCAAGCAAGCTGTTGTGTTGAGCAAAGTAGTAGAAAATATAAATGCACGAGGTCCACTTGAACAAATGTTTTGGGAACTGCAAGAGATGCGTCGTGAATTAGACCAACTTAAAGTAGATGCAGTCAATAAAGACCGTGGCACATATTGGTCACCAAAAACTTATGAACAAGGCAGAAACTATGGCAATTGGGGGTTGAATACAACTCCATATATGCCTACTGTAACATTGACTGATGAGCAGATTGCAGAATTAACAGACATAATGTATAGAAATCCTGTCACTACATCTACAACTAGTGGAACAGTAATGCCAGCATCTCCCACTGATGCGGATGCGTTTACAATGTTTGATCCTGATACCGGCGACTCTATGAGTGTTAAATATAAGTAACGAATGGCAAAAGAAGAACTAATAACAATGGAAGGCAAGGTAGTAGAGGTTCTACCTAACGGAGTATTCCGTGTGGATATAGATAATCATATTATACTTGCTTATACAAGCGGCAATATTCGCAAGAACAAAATCAAGATTATTCAAGATGATCGTGTGTCGGTAGAAATAACTCCATATGATTTAACTCGTGGTCGTATAACTTATAGGTTTAAGTAAATGCAAGCAGTAACTATCACCGAAGCAGCAAGAACTCATATTCGTCGTGTCCTTATTGACATGGATAAACCATATCTTGTATTTGGTCTCAAAGGCGGTGGTTGTGCAGGTTTTGAATATTTTTGGGAACCTGCTGATGATGAATTATATGCGCAGAATGGCACACCGCACCTTGATGAAATGATTAGCGTAGGCGAGGGCAAGAGTCTTATCGTAGATGGTTCGGGGTTAATGTATCTGTTGGGCAGTGAAATTGATTATAAGAGCGATTTTGTAAGCAGTCAATTGGTAGTAAGCAACCCAATGGCTAAAAGTAGCTGTGGTTGCGGAACAAGTATTAGCGTATAAGAAAAACTCCTGCTAAATATCGTGCAGGAGTTTTTTTAATGGTACAAGAAGTTATTAACTTAGGGGCTAGTCCAAACGATGGAACAGGTGACCCACTAAGAACAGCTTTACAAAAAACAAATAATAATTTCAGCCAACTTTTCGTAACTGTTGGTACCAGTAATTTAAGTATTCTTGGCAATTCTATTGTATCCAATACTACAAATGGCAATGTCAACATTGTGCCAAATGGTACTGGTAACGTTGTAATTGGTTCAAGCAATTATCTTTATGCTCCTAAT